TTGTCTCCAGCTGATGCGCCGCCTCCCTCCCGGCTCTGTGGATGCCGTTATCACCGATCCTCCCTACGGCAGCGGGGGCGACACCGTGGCCAGTAGGCTGCAGTCGAGCAAGGCCAAGTATGTTAGCTCCGGCGCCAGCTATCAGAGCACGCTGCCGGATATCGACGGTGACGCCATACACCCCGAGGACTGGACGGCCATGATCCGGGATTGGGCGGTGCAATGTCGCAGGGTACTCAGTGACGGCGGCGTTTTTGCGGCATTTATCGACTGGCGAAACGGCCCAGTGATGATGCGGCAGATCATGGCATCCGGCATTCGGGTGCGCGGCATGGTGGTGTGGGACAAGGGTAATGGTCGCCCCTATCGCGGCGGCTTTTCGATGCAAGCGGAATACGTGATCTGGGGGGGGGTGGGAAAACTGCCCCGCCAGGATGTGTACATCCCTGGCGTGCTGCGACACCCGAGCAAAACCAATGGCAAACGGCATATCACCGAAAAGCCTGTGGGGCTGATGCGCGATCTGGTGCGCTTTGCGCGGCCGGGCGGGCTGGTTCTCGACCCGTTTGCCGGATCCAGCAGTACCGGCGAGGCAGCGCTCCTGGAGGGCTACCGATACCACGGGATGGAGTCGGCGCCAGGGTATTTTGATATTAGCCGCGAGCGGCTGGAGGGGTTAAGCCATGAGTGAGCACCAACTGTCCCTGCGCCGCCTGCAACGGCTCGACGGGGTGCGCGGATGAGATGGCCAGTTAGCTGCGGCGACTGCGCCCACTTCCGTCGGGTGCGCGGCCACCCACACTTGGGGCACTGCGCCGCCGGTGAACCGGAAGCGGCCGCCGGACGGTGGGATACCGACCCGCGCGGCTGCGGTAAATGGCGCGGGTCGGCAGATGCCGCGCGAACCAATCCCTCGCAGAGACGCGCAAATGGTTGAGGTCGGTCAGCGGATCATTGTAGACGGGCGGCAGGTGTACCCAGGGCATAAACACGCCTGGCGCCGGGGCGTGATTCTGTCCCTGAGTGATACCTTTCCGCGGGTGCGCCTGGAGCGGCGCGCGCGCGAGCGCAAACACCCGGAGACGACCTTTCCGGGCTTTTGGTTGCTGCCCGACACGCCGGAGGTGCGCGAGACGTTGGGCGCCGCCGACCTACTGGAGGGCAGGGACGATGCCTGAGCCGACCCTTGATGCGGTTCGCTGCGCTCACCACATCCTACGGGGGCGGGATAATGTCTGAGCCCGCCTACCAAAGCCTGCCGTTCGACGAGCAGATCGAATTTTTTCGGCAAAAGCTCCACCTGCCGACGGCGCGTTGGGACGATATCTGGCAGTCCGCCCACGACAAAGCCTTCGTGGTGGCCGGCGCCCTGCAGGCCGACCTGCTGGCCGACCTGCACGGCGCCGTGGCCAAGGCCATCGAGCAGGGCGCCACGCTGGAGACCTTCCGCAAGGACTTCGACCGGATCGTCGAGAAACGCGGCTGGACCGGCTGGACCGGCGAGGGCAGCGCCGCCGGGGTGGCCTGGCGCACCCGGGTGATCTGGGACACCAACCTGCGCACCAGCTACAACGCCGGCCGTTGGGCCCAGGTGCAGGCGGTCAAGGCGCACCGTCCATACCTTATATACAGGCACAACGACTCGGTGCTCAACCCGCGTCCCCACCACGTGGCGTGGGACGGCGCCGTACTGCCGGCGGACGACCCCTGGGTGCTCACCCACTGGACCCCCAACGGCTGGGGCTGCAAGTGCAAATGGTTCGCCCTGTCCGAGGCGGACCTGCAGCGGATGGGCAAGGCCGGCCCGGACGCGCCGCCGCCGGCCGATATCGACCCCAAGACCGGCGCCCCGGTGGGCATCGACAAGGGTTGGGGCTATGCGCCTGGGGCCAGTTGGACGCCCAACTACGGTAAATACCCGCAGCGCCTAGCCGACGAGCTGCGCGAACGGGTGGCGAGTGCGCCGGCCGCCACGCTGCGCCAAGCCGTCCAGGACCTGGATGAAGAGCAGAAGCGGGCGAGTGTCCATACATGGATCGAATCGCGGCGCACCAAGAACCCGGTCGCGCTCAAAGAGTCCGGCATGGGAGAGGAAGAGTTGTTCTTCCGGGTGACCTGGGAGGGTATCGATTTTTTCTTTCCCGACAATCCCGCGCCGGAGGATGGGCCCGGTTCTGCCATTACGCGCCAGATCGAGCGCATGGCGGCCGCGGAGAAATACCCGAGACGGCTCAAGGCGGCCACCAGGCGGGTGGTGTTGACGGCGCAGCCGAACCAATACGACGACTACTGGGCCGAGCGCTATGACCTGCCGGGATTTCGCTCCGCCGCAACGGGAGGACGGAATGCGACCGTGCATATCTACAACGCCGGCACGCTCAGCGCCCAAGACCTGGCGCATGAAATGGGGCACAACCTGGCCACCCATACCTGGCAGAGCACGGCGGCGCCGTCATCCAGCGACTACGCCGCCGCCATCGCATCGGCAGAGCCACCGGTCTCGGCCTACGCAAGCGCCAGCCCGGCGGAGGATTTCGCCGAGGCGGTGGAGCTATACTATAGGAACAAGGCACAACTCAAGGCGACGGCGCCGCGGCGCTACGCCGTCATCGACCGCTTACTGAGAGACCCCGACTATGGCGGATAACACCTCTTCGCGAATCGACGGACCAACCCCGGCCGGCGGCGCCTATGCCGTCGCCTATTTCCGCGATGCGGCCGGCAATCCTGCCGAAAAAGACCGCGCCGCCACCCTGGAGGTCTGCGAGTACGACGCCGACGGCCGCTGCATCCACCGCACCTACGCCGCCGTCAACGCAGCCGCCCCATGACCGGCGTCACCGTCACCCTCTCCCACAACAGCCCCCAGGTGCTGGCCGTGCTGCGCGATCTGAGCGCGGCGGTCCAGGACCTGCGCCCCGCCTTCCGCGACGCGGGCGAATACCTGCTGCGCAGCACCGATGAGCGCTTCCGCCAGGAGAAAGGACCGGACGGCGCCCCCTGGGAGCAAAACGCGGATGTCACCCTGCTGCGCTACATCGCGGCCAAAAAGGGCCTGAGCAAGCGCAAGACCCAGACCGGCGGCCGCACCCTGACCCAGAAGGGCGCCAAGGCCCTGGGCAGCAAGCGGGTACTGCGCAACTCCGGCCAACTGCAGGACACCATTCGCTACCAGGCGAGCGCCGATGCCCTGAGCGTGGGCACGAATAAAGTCTACGCGGCCATGCAGCAGTTCGGCGGCAAGCGCTCGCGTTGGCCGCACCTGTGGGGCGACATCCCGGCGCGGCCGTTCCTCGGGTTGTCGGGCGCCGACGAGACCGAGGTGCTGGCTATTGTGTCGCGCCACCTGCTCGGCGCTATTTAAGCGGCTACAAGGGCTTCCTTGTCATCTTGATCCAAAGTTACCGGTAAAAAAATTTAAAGCGGTGACGGTCGATCTAAAGGCCATTTAAAGGGGTATACGATCCCCGCCATTGCTCGCTTTCGCCGGCCGCGCCGATCCGGCCGGCGATGGCGAGCGCCGACACCTTTATATAGGCGCGGACCGGCCACAAACCTGAAGGTCATTACCCTCACCGCTCGCCATCGCGCCGTATAAGGGGCGCCATGGCCAATAGCAACCCACGCACCGCGATCGCCGCACTGGCTCTGCCCGCCGTTACCGGGGCCGAGCAGGTGCTGATTCCCGCCGGCGCCTTCGACGCGCCCGACGGCGCCATGGCGGGCTCCGGCCCCTGGGCGCTGAGCGACACCGAGGGCGCGGCCCTGGCCGCGCGCATCCGCGCGCGCGGGCGCGACCTGCCGATCGATTACGAACATCAGACGCTGCTGGCCGCCAACAACGGCCAGCCGGCCCCGGCGGCCGGCTGGGTGAGCGCGGCCGAGGTGCGCTGGCAGCAGGGCGTTGGGATCACGGCCCCGGTGCACTGGACCGAGCGCGCCGCCGCCATGATCGGCGCCGGCGAGTACCGGTTCCTCAGTCCGGTGTTCCGCTACAGCCCCGCCACCGACGAGCGGCCCGGCACTCCGACCGCGCTGCTGCACCTGGCGCTGACCAATACCCCGGCGCTGCCGACCCTGCCCGAAGTGCGGTTGGCCGCCGCCTCCCGTTACCCCCTGGACCCCCCCGACCCGGAGACCCCGATGAAGAAAACCTTTCAGCAGTCCGTGGCCGCCGCGTTGTCGCAGCCGGAGACGGCCACCGACACCGAGCTGCTCGCCGCCCTGGCCGTGAGCCTGAACGACGCCGCCGACAAGATCGCCGCCCTGAGCGCCGACAAGACCGCGCTCGACGAGCAGATCGCCGCGCTCAAGAGCGGCTCCGCTCCGGCCGACGTGGTGCAGGATCTGCAGCAGCAGATCGCCGCGCTCAAAAGCCAGCAGCTGCAGCGCGAGGTCGACGATCTCGTGGACGCCGCCCTGGCCGATGGCCGGGTGCTGCCCGCCATGGAGCAGTGGGCGCGCGATCTCGGCACGGCCGACCTGGCCGCGCTCACGTCGTACCTGGACAAGGCTGCGCCCATCGCCGCGCTCAAGGGCACCCAGACCGGTGGCGCCGCGCCCGTGGGCGCCGACGGCAAGCCGGCGCCGAGCCCCGAGGAGCAGGCCGTCATGGCCGCCATGGGCCTGAGCGCCGACGAGTACGCCAAAGGCAAGCCCGCCTGATCGCCTGGCCGGGTTCGCCCGGCCCTGGTCCGAACGCCACCGCATAGGAGCCCGACCCCATGGCACTGACCGCCCCCCGCAACACCCCCGAGCGCATCGGCACTATTCATGCGCACCCCGTCGCCGCCGATACGGTGATCCACCTCGGCGCCCTGGTGGCGCTCAACGCCGGCTATCTGGAGCCCGGCGCCACCGACACCGGCCTGGTGGCCGTTGGCCGCGCCGAGGACTCGGTCGACAACACCGGCGGCGCCGCGGGCGACATGGAGGCGCCCGTCAAGCACGGCGTGTTCAAGTTCGCTAACTCGGCCGCGGCCGACGAGATCACTCAGGCCGAGGTCGGCGCCGACTGCTACATCGTCGACGACGCCACGGTCGCCAAGACCGACGCCACGGCCACGCGCTCGCGCGCCGGCGCCGTCGTTGCCGTGGACAGCGACGGCGTCTGGGTGCAGATCGGTCTCGGTCTGTAACCCGCCACCCGCCACGCGAGCGCACTACTCAGGAGCCCATAGCCCATGAAACCCATTACCGCCGCCGTTCTGCAGGCCGCACAAACCGGCTTCAACGCCACCTTTCAGCGCGGCTTCGAGACCGTCACCCCGTCGTGGATGATGATCGCGATGCTGTTGCCGAGCACCACCAAGACCGAGACCTACGGCTGGATGCGGGACCTGCCCGGCATGCGCGAGTGGGTCGGTCAGCGCGTGGTCAACAACCTCGAGTCCGAGGGCGCCCAGCTCACCAATAAGGATTGGGAGCACACCATCGGCGTCGACCGCAACGACATCGAGGACGATGCGCTCGGCATCTACTCGCTGATGTTCTCCCAGCAGGGCGAGATCGTCGCGCGCCACCCGGACGACCTGGTGTGGGCGCAGCTCGCGCTCGGCTTCGCGGCCAAGGGCTTCGACGGCAAGACGTTCTTCAGCGCCACTCACGTCGGCTACGACCGCAAGGGCAAGGAGACCGCCTACAGCAACCTGCAGGGCGGCGCCGGCGCGCCGTGGATTCTCGCGGATCTGTCGCGCAGCTTCTTCAAGCCGCTGATCTTCCAGGAGCGAAAGAAGGCCGAGTTCGTCGCGCTCAACAACCCCTCCGACGCCAATGTGTTCATGGACCGACAGTTCCTGTTCGGCGCCGATGCGCGCTACGTGACCGGCTTCGGCTTCCATCAGCTCGCCTTCGGCAGCAAGGACGCCCTCGACGCGGCCAACTTCGAGGCCGCGCAACTGGCGATGGAGACCCAGCGCCGGCCCGACGGCTCGCCGCTGCCGGTCAAGGCCACGCACCTGATCACCGGCCCGAGCAACCGCGCCGCCGCGCGCACCCTGCTGGAGAAGGAATACCTGGCGGGCGGTGAGAACAACCCGCACTACCAGGCGGTGGAGCTGCACATCAGCCCCTGGCTGGAGTAAATCCCGAGGCGCCAGCGCGCCCCTCGCCGCGGCGAGGGGCTTTTCAAAAGCTCTTTAAAGGGTTTTTGAAAGGCCATTGAATCCCCTTTAAATCCGGACCGACTTATGCCCTACGCCACTGTGCAAGACCTGATCGACCGCTACGGGCGCGACGAACTGACCCAGCTCACCGACCGCGACGGCGACGGCGCCATCGACAGCGCCACGGTCGAGCGGGCGATCGCCGATGCCGCCGCGGAGATCGACGGCCACCTGGGCGGCCGCTACCCGGCGCCGCTCGACCCGGCGCCGCCGGTGCTCACGCGCGTCGCCTGCGACATCGCCCGCTACCTGCTGTGGGGCGAGCGCGCCGGCGAGTCCCTGCGCCAGCGCTACGAGGACGCCCGCCGGCTGCTGGAGCGCATCGGCAGCGGCCAGGTCAACCTGGGCGTCGCGCCGCCGGCCGCCTCGAACACCGTGCAGTTCAACGGCGGAGACCATGTGTGGGGCCGTAACAAGGGCGGACTGCGATGAGCGGGAACTACCTCGCCGCCGAGTCTTTGCTGATCGCGCATCTGCGCCAGCAGGCGCCCGACGTGCGCGCCGTGCTCAGCGCCGCCGATCTGTCCGGCGTGGACGAATCGGCGCAACAAACGCCGGCGCTGCATGTGCTGTACGACGGCGACGCGCCAGGCGATGAGGCCGGCGACGGCCACTCTCAAGAGGCGCTGCAGCGCTGGATGGTGGTGATCGCCGTGCGCGAGCTGCGCGGCCCCGGCCTTGAGCGCGAACGCGCCGGCCAGATCATCGCCCAGGTCCTCAGCGCGCTCGGCGAGCGGCGCCCCGACGCGCTGTCCGGCCTGCGGCGCATCGCCGGCCCAGGCCCGCTGCGCACCGAGGGCGGCTACGCCTATTACCCGTTGTTGTACACCTTTCCTGTCGTCACTTAGGAGCATCCCGATGTTTGATATCGACCAACTCAACCCGCTGTTTCTGGAAATCAAGATGAAAGCCGGACTGTGGTCCGGCGACGCCGCGCCGAGCTATTACTACGACCCGGTGAACTTCACCAAGCTGGAGATCACCCCGGCCAAGCAGGAAAAAAGCGATGTGCTGTCGAACATGCTCGACAGCATCGGCGAGACCCTGGACACCCAATACACGGTCACCGAAGGGGCCACGCTGAGCGCCGAGCTGAACACCTTTAACGAAGAGCTGGGCGCGCTGCTGCTGGGCGCTGATGTCGACGCCACGACGCAGGCGGCCGCCGCGCTGGTCGATCAGCCGGTGCTCACCGCCTTAGGCCGCTGGGCGCCGCTGGCGCACAAACGCCTGGACAGCGACGGCTTTAGCCTCAAGGACGCGGGCGATGCGCTGGTCGATGGCGCCAAGTACGAACTGGATGCGCGGCTCGGCCTGATCAAGCCGCTGCACGCCGATGCGGTGGGCGCCATGAGCGCCAGCTACACCGTGCAGGCGACGCACGGGCGCGCCTTTAACGCCGGCAAGAGCAAGGTGTTCTATTTGCAGCTGATCGGCACGGCGAAAGACAAAAAGAGCGGTCAGTACGGCGACTTGACGATTCACAAGGTCGCCGTGATCGCCGATCAGAGCCTCGATTTCGCCGCCGGCAAGCATCTGCAGGGCGTGCTCAATGGCGTGCTGATCCGGCCCGCCGGCGCGCCCAGCCCGTACCGCTTCGAGCCCTGGGAGGCCGCCGCCTAAGCATGGCCATCACCCTGGGCGGCCTGGCGCTGCCGCGCGGCTTGCGCTGGGTGGACGAGTTCGACTGGTCGGCGCGTGAGCAATCGCTCAGCCGCTCGCTCAGCGGCGCGCAGCTGATCCAGTACGCGACGCGCCAGGGCGGGCGGCCGATGACGCTGCTCGGCGGGCTGGCGTTCACGCGCCTGACGCGCGCCGAGCTGCTGGCGCTGCGCGCGCTGCTCGAGGACGCGCCGGAGGATGGCCTGCTGCTGCAGTTGCACGATGGCCGGCGCTATCAGACCGCGCCGCTGTACGCGGACGCCGGCCCGCTGCTGGCCTATCCCGTACCGCTGGTGCTCGGCGCCGGCCCGGCCGATCCGCAGCCGCAAACCCTGTATTGGATCGATCAGATCCGCCTGATGGAGCTTGCCACATGAACGATGAATCGCTGCCGCAAGCGGCGTGGGACTGGCTGCTGCGCGCCGAGGGCGCGGCGCTGTCGGACGATCCGGCCGATCGCGGCGGACGCAGCCGCTACGGCATCGCCGAGACGCATCATCGCGCCGCCTGGGCCGAGGGTCCGCCCAGCGCCGCGCAGGCGCGCGCGATCTATGCGCGCGATTACTGGCGCGCCTACCACTGCCATGAACTGCCGCTGGCGCGCGGCCTGCTGCTGCTCGATCTGTTGGTGCAGCACCCGCCGCGCGTCGCCGCCAAGCTCTGGCAGCGCAGCGTCGGCGCGCAGGCCGACGGGCTGATCGGTCCCAACACCCTGCGCCAGTCGCGCGCCATCGACACGGCGCGTCTGCATGATCGCTACTTCCGCCGCCGCGCGCTGCACTACCACGCCATCACCCTGGCCAACGCCAGCCAGGCGCGCTTTCTCGACGGCTGGTTCGCGCGGCTGTTTCGGCTGCACGGCTATGTCCAGGCGCTAGCGCCGTGAGGC